TCTGCCATTCTGCTGCTTTGTTCCTCGCCAGCAAGATAGGGCGCGTAACTCGCATTATTGACGGCTTTCGCTCCGTAAGGGATAACACTTTCATACCAGCGCGTCCCATAACGTTCCGATGATCCGGTGTTGTAACCTGGTCCTGTCCAAGTTCCGCGGCCACGCTCATAATACGGATACGGCGGGCGGTTGGCATCGGTCTCAGGCGGATATTTGCGCAAGCCCTGTGTATCAAGGACTTCGGTTAGCGATTCCTTCGCCGCTGACTGGAGAGATTTATTAATCTGCTCTCGAAACTGGTCAAACTTCGCAACCAGTTTATCCAACCCGCGCACTTCGATACGAACGCCATCAGCCATTGATCCTCGTTTTTGTGCTGAGCCAGCATCTGCAATTCGGGTGAAGCGGTGGAGCATCTATGCCGCCCTCAAATTCAGCGTCACTGTCAACCTCGGCGCCGTCAAGCGGACCGCACAACTCACAAACCTTGTCATCATTGTTCGTGAACCACGTTTTGACAACGCGAACATCCGGGTATTCTTTTTTCATCTCCTCGGCCGCAATCTTCTGCCCTTGCGCATATGCTCTTGTCGTTTCCGTTACCGCGATCATCCGGCTGCGCGTCTCGCCGAAGATTGGCTTCAGCAAATCTTCCAGATCGCCGATTGTATATCCTGGCAGTTCAATAAACGACTGGACCGCAGCGCTGACTCTGTCGCGGCTGGTCGCATCTATGCCCTTGATGAGTTCGAATGCGTAAGTCTTTGCAAACTCCAGCGCCTTCTGGTTGTAGATTGTCCAATCCACAGTTAGAGCCATCGACTCGACAAATAGTTCCACTCCCCCCATAACACCAGTCATGAGATAGCGCACAATCGCGGCTATGGTGCGATTGTACAGGTCACCAAACTGGTCAAAGATATCATCAAAGGAGATAAAAGATTTACGGTCAGGGAACATGGCATTAACCCGTTCCACGACTTTATTATGCTGAACCTTCCAATAGCGCTTCAACGTTATGTTGATATTGTCTTCAAGCATTTCTTTTGGGGTGCGTGCTGGTTCGCGCCGGTCCCGGCGTTTCAATGTTTCGGGCACATGAATCCCGCGCTCCTGCATCGATAGTACTTTTTCCTGAACCTGCAAATAGAAATCATCCAACGTGGCGTTCTCTGTGTGCTTGATCAGCTCAAGGTTGTCCTGCGCCAGCACTGAAAGGACCGCCGGGTATTTGTCAGAGATAATCTTTATCGCCTTCGGGATGAGATCATCCATGCAATGCCCTCACAAGATCATTATGGCAGAATAGAAAAGAAAAACAAAAACTTACTACCATTTCGCAAATGGTTTTATGCACCTCGCCTGTATCAACCGTCTGACGCATACCCATATCCCGGCAGGTTTGAATCACCTGCTCATCCGCTTTTGTCCATCCCATACTCGGCAACAGCCACATCAATTAGCCTCGCTTTCATGTAAAACCTGCACCGCATCGGGAAGCTCTCTCTGCAGATTGATATTGATATTCGTCACTCCTGTTCTATCCAGTTTCACTGCCTCAGCTGCCCGGCTCAACGCTTCGATCAGCTCAGCCATTTCGGATGTCACTTCGATTTGCTTTTCTGCTTTTACTTTCCGTTCAACCATATCAACATCAAACGCCGCCTTGATACCATCCATATCCTGCGCATCAGAAAGCCGTACCCGAATAATATCTGCAACATCAGCAGGGATCACATTGCAGGTGAACGGGAATTTCATCGACTCCAACCGCTTATGCTTGCGCAATGCAATGGATTGCCACAGCGCCAGTTCCCGCACCTGTTCGATGTTAGGGATAAACCGCGCTGGAACAGCTGGTTCTTCATCGCCTTCCTCGTCCGTGCTTGATTGCGGAATAACCGGATTCGGTTCATCCTCTGGCTCAGGTTCAGGATCCAGATCCTCATACTCAATCCCATTGGGAAGTTCGATGCCAACGATTTGCGCTGCAATGCTTGGCTTCAGACCAGCGCTGACATACGACTGGAACGCACCGGCGCGTTCCGCCTCATCTTCCTGCCCGGGATCGGTAATCTCGGGGCGGAAATCCAGCTTCAACCCCAATGGCGTGAATACCTGTTCGTTAAGTATATCTGCCATAAACGTTGTCCAGGGCGTGACGCTGTCCCTAAACCAGGTCAGGTATTCTGTCTTCGCCGTGGCGTAGTTGGCGGAATTGGAAAGCAGCAGCGATAACGGAATCCCGGCTGCCATTGCAATATCAGCAATCTTTTCCTCATGCAGGGTGCTTTCGCGCAGGTTGTCTATTCCTTCACCAATCACGTGCGGTTCAATCGCATCGGCATTAAATACCTTACCAAGATATTTGTACGTGCCACGCACAATTTTATCCCAGATATTCTCGATCTTTTCACGATCCTGCGGCGTGGCCACGCCCTTAACCAGCAGCATGGTCGGCTTGATGCCGCCGCGCTGGAAGAAGTTCTGAACGTAATAATCCGCGTAATACAGAACGCCGGCAGCCGCCATAAGCGCCCGGAATTCTGTGTTCTCGCTCGGCAGCAATTCCGTGGTATGGTCAAGCCGCCACAGATACACAATGCGCTTGTCATCGATGCTGTAACTTGTGGTCGTGGTTCCAACTCTGCGTTTGAAACCGGTCAGGCCTTTAGCGCTGTCAACAACAGGCGTGATGGTGTTCGGAACGATATAGCGCAGATTCTGAATCCTGGAGTTGCCTTCCATGAAGCCATACGCGGAGCCGGTCATGAAAAGGCTCAACCGCCACAGGCGGAATAACTCCCTCGGTTTTGGCATGAATCCGACTTTATTCTTCCAATCGTCGCTGACGTCGTAATCCCCACCGTTCTTATCTATCAGGGCGAATGGCATATTAGCAATGGCATCGGCGGAGAGATTAGCAGCACGGAACACTGCCGAGACACGACTGAAAAGCTCCACGTCTTTTGTTTTTGGCGCTTCCTCGATCCAATCCCACGCCGCATCTGGATATTGGGGGAAATCGATATTTTTGATGCTTGTTCCGTTTGTGTAAAATGTCCTTGCCATTCTCACCGCCTTATGATACCAACCAGTTCGCACCGCTGCAGCCGTACAACGCCAGCGCCAGACTCATGACGCTATCATCGTGCATTCCGTCCGGCGCAGAATAGCTAAAGCTGCCGCTGATTGTGCGCTTACTCTCAAAACTCAATAACTCACCGATAAGCACCGGGACATTCAAAATCTTAATGCTCGAATTCTCAAATGCGCTTTGCAGCGCCTGAATGATCATCTGTTTGCTGGTGTTGGTCGTCGTGAATGGCGTCACGCCAATACCACGCCGCAGCATGTGGTCAATCACAGGTTGCCCGATGCTGTTGGCTTCGATCACCATTCCAGACAGCTTCCAGCGCTCGTAGATCGCCGCGAGCCGGTCAATCAAAACAGGATAATCCACGCGGTTGAATCGATCCATGAAAACCATGTCCTTGCTCTGCATGTCAAGGATGGTCACCACCGTGTAATCCACGCTGGAGGCAACGTCAACACCTGCGCTGTATTGATGACGGGGCAGTGGTCCTTCAAGCGGATCCAGCACCGCCGCTTCCTGCACCCGCCGAAATACCGCACCATCACTGTCAACGAATTCAGCCAGGTATTCCTGACGAAAGATGATCTCTGGCAGTTCCTTCCGCGCTGATTCGATCTCTGCAGTGGGAATATATGGGTTGGAGCTGGTCGGGAAGGTAAAAGACTGCCAGCCATCCTCGCCGCCGATACCGCGCTGATATAAGCCATGAAACCAGTTATGTCCACGCGGGGTCGATATGAATAACGCCCGTCCCTGTCGGTCGGATAACGCGGGCCGCAAAGCTTCCGTCCAGGCTTCCTCTTTCATGAATGCACACTCGTCAAAGACAACAAAGTCAAGCCCTTCACCGCGCAAACTGTCCGGGTTATCGGCTGATCGAATCACAACTTCACCGCCTGACGGCATCGTTATGCTCAAATCTCCCAATCGCACTTCTGATCCTGGTACGCG